GCTGTGTTCAATAAAACAGATTCTAAAAAATTAATTCCTTACATTGACAAAGTTACTCAGCCTAACAATATTGAGTATGATGCATTAGTTAAGAAACCTATTGCAAAATCTCCTCAATATATGTTTCCAATACCTAAATTAGAAGATTATCAAGCTGGTAAGTTTATTAGATATTTTATTAGAAGGAGAAATGATATTAATTCTGCAAATATAATGGAAATAGATAAAGATCAATTTTTGTCTTGGAAAAAACCAAATTTTGGAATTGACAATGAACTTTACATTGCTACTGAAGTTGAATGGAAATTAACAGGACCTAGATTTGATGACAGAAGTACAGTTAACATAGTTTATGGAGTAGAAGATACTAATAGACGAATTATCGAGCTTAAAGATGATGAATATCCAGGAATTAAAAATTTCTTAACAAATTATATTGAGCTGACTATCTATTCAGAATATGTCAGCCCCGACATTAGAAAGTTATTTGGATAAAACAAAAGATTTACTTATATTGTCTAGGTTATGAAAATTATAGAAACTAAAATAGAGTTTGACGAATTCCTAGACGCAAGTAAAGATTACGATTGGTTAGTAGTTCCTACATACTGCAACGGGGAGCGACCTGTATATGCAGATTCTATTTCTGTAATTTACGTGTATGTATTGAACCAAGATGAAGAAGTTATGATAGTATTCAATCACACTGAAGGACTTACTTTATCAGAGGAGTTACTTACTCAATTTCCTAAAACTAATAAATTATTTGTTTATGGTAAAAAGCGATTTAAAAGATTTTTAGATTGTGAAAACATCATAGATATGAACATGGTTGAGTATTTTCATAAAAATCAACCTATCGAAGATGATTTTGAAACTCCAGCGCATGAATTCTTTACTAGAAATTTTGAGAAGTTTAGTAACTTAAATACTATAATTCCAATAATGAAACACATTGAAAAGTCACAGGCTATATGTCAAAGATTTTTTGATGTGTATGACTTTTTTCAAGAAGATGAATCATTTACAAAATACAATGAGCTCGTTTTAGATTCACTTTATCAAATTGAACAAAATGGGTTGTTTACGAATTATGAATTATATAAAAGAAAATTTGCAGAAGCTCCGTTGTACGATAATTTCGCTTATTCAGAATACAACATTTACACTACTACCGGTAGACCTTCCAATCGCTTTGGCGGTATCAATTACGCCGCTTTAAACAAAGACAATGGGCAGCGAGCTCCTTTTTGTTCGCGATTTGGAGAAAATGGGTTTATGCTTTCTTTTGACTACGACGCTTATCACTTAAGGTTGTTAGCAGAATTAGTAGATTATAAATTTCCAGACGGAATTTCAGTTCATGAATATTTAGGAAAGTTTTATTTTGACAAAAAAGAATTAACACCTGAAGAATATTCAGAAGCAAAATCCATTTCATTTAGACAGCTGTATGGAGGTATTGGTCAAGAGTATTTAGTTATTCCATTTTTTGATAAAGTACACAGATACACTCAATTACTTTGGCATCAATATAAAGATGAAGGATATATTGAAACTCCTATGTTTGGAAGAAAATTATTCAATTCTTTCTTTGGAGATATGAATGCAGCAAAGCTTTTAAACTATTTATTGCAGTCGTTTGAGACGGAGAGGAACATGGCCGTTATTCATAACATACTCCAACGTACAAAGGCGTATTCAAGTAAACTAATACTTTATACATATGATAGCTTCTTATACGATTTCGACAAACGAGACGGTGCTACGCTTGTTAATTTGATTAAAGAAGAATTAGAGCAAGGTGGTAAGTTCCCTGTGAAAATGGAAATTGGTCCGGATTATCATAATATGATTCAAGCGAAAAGACACTAGTGCCATATTTATAAGTGATAAGATCAGTTATATTTATTTCACATTGGTACAGTTAATTTGTTTATTTTGTTTAGAGGATACTTTAGATTATACAGTTGGTATGATTGTAAAGACCTATGAAGTAGTTTACAAAAGAGTATTTGTACTTTCTATTGATGGGAGTGAAGAACTGATATGCAGCTTTAATGTTGAAAAAGGTAATCATAGAAAACAATTACCTTCAGCAATGTTAGTGCATAGAAAAAAAGAAACTAATACTTTATATACTATTAATTCTTTAAATGCTTTAATTAGAAAAGAAAATGACGGAATATTAGATAATAAATATTCTGTGGATTGGACCAAATATGCCAATTCTCTTTTAGTAACTTCTAACAACGATTTAAAAGTATTAAATACCAAAGTATACCAAATTATAAATTTATAATGAAAGCATCACAATTCAGAGCTCTTATCAGAGAGGAAGTTCGTAAAGTATTAAAAGAAGCATTAAATGCAGTTGATAGTAAATTATTAACTAATCACGAGCCTTTAAAGCCAGAAGTGTACCGTAATTTAATGGCAAATGCTAGAAAAGGAATTTTAAAGCATCAGTCGCAACCAGACGGCAAAGTTCACTTTTGGAATGCAAAGACCAAAGAGTATGTTGCAAAAATAAATACTTACAATGGTAAAGGAGACTATTTATATTCAAACTCTATAGACAAATCAGGTAACCTTGTTGAAGGTATTAATGAAAATTTTGATGTATCTAAAATGAAAGTAAAAGATACTATAGAATTAAAAAATAGTAGAACTGGCAATGTAGGAACATACACAATAAAAAGAATATTTGGCGGTTCAAGTAATATCAAAGAAATTGAAGTATTAACTCGTAATAACCAACCATTAACTTTATATTATAGTAAAGAGCGTGGTCTTCAAAACTTCAAAGGTGATACTTATGAACACATAACAGAAAGTAAATTCAGTAAAGCAGGAATTAACGAATCTGTAATGTCAGATATCGACTTGCTAGCTCAAGAAGCTATTTCATTCAATGCATTTGCAGTTACATTTTTTAAAAAATATGCAAGTGATTGGCCGAGAGAAGAAAAGATGCAATCTGTAAAATGGTTGAAAACAGTATATATGAACGCTAGACAAAAAGAGTCAGGCGAAGAAGAAAATTAAAATAAATATTTGGATTAATCGTAAGGTTACCATATATTAAGGTTATATTAGAAGTTGAGAATGTAAATTGATTATTCTAGACACTCAAAGTACATTACCAATTACTAATTATTAAATATTCATTAACAATTAAATTTTAAATCATGGCTATTAATTTAGACGCAATCAAACAGAAGTTGAATTCATTACAAAATGTAACTTCTAAACAAAACAATTTATGGAAACCAGAACCAGGTACTCAAGTGGTTCGTATTGTGCCATATCAACACAATAGAGAAAATCCATTTATTGAACTTTACTTCCACTATAACTTTGGTGGTAAATCAATTTTATCTCCAATGTCATTTGGTCGCCCTGACCCAATTTTAGAGTTCGGAGAAAAACTTAAATCGACAGGAAATTCAGACGATTGGAAAGCTGGTAAAAAACTAGAGCCAACAATGCGTTGTTATGTGCCTATTATCGTAAGAGGTAAAGAAGACGAAGGTGTTAAATTCTGGGGCTTTGGTAAATCAGTTTATCAAGAACTTTTAGGATTTATTGCTGACCCTGATTACGGTGATATCACAGACCCAGTAGCGGGAAGAGACATTGCAGTTGAGTTCAAAGCAGCTGACCAAACAGGTAAATCATTTCCAGAGACTTCAATTCGTGTTAAACCTAACCAAACTGCAGTTACTGATAACAAATCAGTATTAGAGAAGTTAGCTAATCAACCAAAAGCGACAGACATTTTCAAAGAGTATTCATACGATGAAATGACTAAAATGTTGCATAACTGGTTAGACCCTGAAAACGCGACAGAAGAGCAGGCTCCAGCAGCTCCAGCAAAAGCTCCTAATGCAAACCAATCAGGTATTGCAGAAGCAGCTCCAGTTGCTAAAGTTGATGACGTAGCATCGGCATTCGACAATTTATTTAACCAATAATAAACAAGGAATCCAAAAGGGTTCTCTAGGAAAACTATGGCGAAAAAAACAAAAACAGTCGATGAAGCAGAGTTGCAAGATAGTTTAGCAAATGTGTTAGCTGATAATCTTAATAAAAAGTTTAAAAGCTCTGATTATAAAGTAGCTTACTTTTTAGAAGGTGATAGCGGTTCTCCTTCAGATGTAGACGAATGGATATCGACAGGTTCAACAATGTTGGATTTAGCAATATCGAATAGACCACATGGAGGTCTTCCTGTAGGAAGAATTATCGAAATCACAGGGTTAGAAGCATCAGGTAAATCTTTACTAGCTGCACACGCTTTAGCAGACACTCAAAAGAAAGGTGGATTGGCAGTGTATATTGACACTGAAAATGCTATTTCAAGAGAGTTTCTAGAAGCTATAGGTATTAATTTAAAGGACATGTTGTATGTCCCTTTAGAAACGGTTGAAGACATTTTCGATGCTATCGACAGTATTGTGGAATCAATCCGCAAAAATTCTAAAAATAGATTAGTTACTATAGTAGTAGACTCTGTAGCGGGAGCTTCTACAAAACAAGAAATGGCAGCTGACTATGACAAAGATGGATGGGCGACTTCAAAAGCAATCATCTTATCAAAAGCAATGCGTAAAATTACTAACTTTGTTGGTAGAGAGCGTATATGTTTAATTTTTACAAATCAGTTACGTACTCGATTAGGAGTATCTTTCGGAGACCAATGGACGACATCAGGTGGTAAGGCAATTGCATTTCACTCTTCAGTTCGTCTTCGGTTAAAATCAGTAGGTCAAATTAAATTGGCTAAATCTATAGATGCTCCAGAAGCAGTGGTAGGAATCACTACTCGAGCTCAGGTAGTTAAAAATCGTATGGGTCCGCCTTTACGTTCTGTGGATTATGAAATTTATTTTGATTCTGGTATTGACGATTATGGCTCATGGTTGACAATGATGAAGAATTTTAACTTGGTAACTCAGGCAGGTGCATGGTATACTTATACTAACACTGACACTGGTGAAATAGTTAAATTCCAATCTAAGGATTTCAAATCTAAATTGATTGACGACCCTGAAATGAAAGAGCAAGTTTATAAAACAATTTGCGAAAAGTATATTCTTAATTACAAAGCTGGCGATGATTTTGGAATCGATGACATTGAAATCGAAACTGAATTTGACAGCGAAGAATCATAAGACAAATGAAAGGTTACGCTGAATTATTAAAACAAGTTCGCGAAGACCACGAAAAAGCAAATTCAGGTCAAGATAAAGACAGTAAAGTGTTAATTATCGATGGCCTGAATTCGTTTATTCGGGTATTCAGTGCAGTCCCACTCGTTAATGACGATGGAGACCATATAGGAGGTTATGTAGGATTTATGCGCTCTATTGCTGCGTCAATTCGTCAATTCAAACCAACTAGATGTATTATTATATTTGATGGCAAAGGAGGCTCTGCTAGGAGAAAGAAAATGCACTCAGGATATAAAGACGGAAGGTCAATGTCAACTCGATTCAATAGAAGAGAGGATGTAGGCGAACAAACATTAGAAGATGAAATAGCTTCTATGAGGTTACAAATGGGTAAGCTGTCAGAATACTTACAGTGTTTACCAATCACGATAATGTCAATTGACAATATCGAAGCAGATGATGCAATTGCGTATTTAACTACAGATGTTTTCAGACCAAAAGGTTCAGAAGTTATTATCATGTCTGACGATAAAGATTTTATTCAGTTAGTAGATGATAAAACTTCAGTATGGAGACCTGTAGAAAAAAAGTATTACACTCCTAAAGAAGTATTAGAAAAATTTGGAATACCTTCACATAACTTTATTCATTATAAAGTATTTATGGGAGATAATTCAGATAACATAAAAGGCATAAAAGGAGTTGGTATTAAGACACTTCAGTCTAAATTACCGCAGTTGTTAGGCGAAGAAACATTAAGTCTCGAAGATGTATTAGACTTCTGTAAAGCAAATAAAGATACTCACAGAATATACAAAACAATATGTGAATGTGAGCAACAAATGAAATTGAATTGGGACTTGATGTCATTGGAAGAGTTAGATATCTCTGGTAATTTCAAATTACTTATTTTAGATATGGCAAATAGACAAATTCCAAAATTAGATACTTTCAATTTCAAAAAGTTATTTATGAGAGACAAAGCTTACACTGCTATACCAAATGTCGATAGTTGGTTATCGAACAGCTTTAATTCCTTAGCTGCATACAGTCAAAAATAATTTTGATTGTTTAAAAGGAAATTATATATTTAGTATATGGCAGATAAATTATCAAATTTTGGACACGGATTTCAAGTAAAGATTGTTTCTTCTTTACTCACAGATAGACCCTTTTTACAGCAGGTAGCAGATATATTGTTACCTGAATTTTTCGAATCAGAGGCAAACCAATGGATTGTAGAAACTATTGTTAAATACTTTCATGAGTATGGATGCGCTCCTACTTTGGATGTATTTAAGATTAAAGTGCAAGACGTTGACAGAGAAGTAGTAAAGACTTCAATTATAGAATCACTAAAAGACTCTTATAGATTTTTAGAGTCTGACGATTTAGATTTTGTAAAGGCTGAGACTTTAGACTTTTGCAAAAACCAATGTATTAAAAGAGCAATTTTAGATTCAGTTGAACTCTTAAGAAGAGGAGAATATGATTCTATTAAAGCTACTATTGATATGGCAATGAAAGCAGGAGCTGATAAAGAAGTAGGGCATGAGTATAATGAGATAGCAATGGTGGAAGCTCGTTATTCAGAAAATGTTAGAAGTACTATTCCAACGCCTTGGCCTGTTATAAATGATTTAGCAGATGGAGGTTTTGGTAAAGGAGAGCTTGTAGTATTTGTAGCTCCTGCAGGTATTGGTAAATCTTGGGGTCTTATCAATGTCGGAGCTCACGCAGTAAAGCAAGGTTTAAATGTAGTTCATTATACTTTAGAGTTAAATGAAGGATATGTAGGTCAGCGTTATGATGCTGTGTTAACAGGTATTGCAAATCAAAACTTAAAATACAATTTAGATGAAGTTCAAAGTACAGTTTCTAAATTGAAAGGAACTTTAACTATTAAATATTATCCAACCAAGACAGCTTCATGTTCTACTATTAGAGCTCACATTGAAAAAATGATTTTAATGGGTAAGAAGCCAGATTTGGTAATTGTCGACTATGCTGATTTATTAAGAGGTACTGTTTCTAGAAAAGAAATGAGACATGAATTAGAATCTATCTATGAAGATTTGCGTGGGGTAGCAGGTGAATATGAAGTTCCAATGTTTACTGCGTCGCAAGCTAATAGAAGTGCATTAGAGCAAGATGTAATTGAAGCAGATAAAATTTCAGAGTCTTATTCAAAGGTAATGATTGCTGATTTTGTGCTTTCGTTATCAAGAAAGGTTACTGATAAAATAGCAGGTACAGGTAGGTTCCACGTTATTAAAAACAGGTTTGGCCCTGATGGACTTACACTGCCTTCTAAGTTGAATATGAGTAATGGGCAAATTCATATCTATGAAGAAACCTCAGTTCAAGGAAAGGATACTAATAAAACAATGCAATCAGGAGAGGAGCTTTTAAGAAAAAGTTTATTACAAAAATATAAAGAAGTTGCCGGAGATTCTTTGGGTTAGTCCATAGTTATATAACCAGATGGGAATCAATTTATATCAAACAATTATTTAACGCAATTATGGAATTATCAAACGAAATTTTGTCAGACATTACTGTCTACATGAAGTATGCTCGTTTCCGCCCTGATTTACAGAGACGAGAAACGTGGGAAGAATTAGTAACCCGAAACAAGGAAATGCACATTAAAAAATATCCTGGGTTAGAAGAAAATATTGAATTAGCATACAAGTTCGTTTATGATAAAAAAGTATTACCGTCAATGCGCAGTTTGCAGTTTGGAGGTAAGCCAATTGAAATTTCACCTAATAGAATTTACAATTGTGCCTATTTACCAATTGACGATTGGAGAGCCTTTGGCGAAGTTATGTTTTTATTATTAGGCGGAACAGGAGTTGGGTACTCTGTACAAAAGCATCACGTTGATGCATTACCCGAAATTAGAAAACCAAATGCCACTAAACATAGAAGATACTTAATTGGAGATTCTATTGAAGGATGGGCAGACGCAGTGAAAATGTTGATGAAGTCTTATTTTCAAGGCGGAGCGACAATTAACTTTGACTTTTCAGACATTAGACATAAAGGAGCGACTTTGGTTACTTCAGGAGGTAAAGCTCCAGGGCCACAGCCTTTAAGAGAATGTTTAGTAAAAATTCAAGGTATTCTAGATACTAAAAATGACAATGAAAAACTAACACCTATTGAAGTACATGATATTGTATGTCATATTGCAGATGCAGTGTTAGCAGGAGGTATCAGAAGAGCGGCATTGATTAGTTTATTCAATGCAGATGACGATGAAATGATTTCTTGTAAATCAGGTGCATGGTGGGAATTGAATCCACAAAGAGGTAGAGCAAATAACTCTGCTGTATTATTAAGAAACAAAATTACCAAAGAATTCTTTTTAGACCTTTGGAAAAAGATAGAAGCATCAGGAGCGGGAGAACCAGGAATTTATCTTTCCAATGATAAAGATTGGGGAACTAATCCATGTTGCGAAATTGCGTTAAGACCTTTTCAATTTTGTAATTTATGTGAAGTAAATGTTTCAGATGTAGTATCTCAAGAAGACTTAAATGAAAGAGTTGCTGCAGCTGCATTTATCGGAACACTTCAAGCAGGTTATACTAACTTCCATTAT